TGCTTGTGCTGGCTCTAAGGCTATCATTTGGCTCACAAATAGACTTATCCCAATTAGCGAGCACCTTGCGAGCCATCCCCTACGGGGCTCGCCTTTTCGCCCTTGAAGGCGAATGCTTCTAAAGCGTATCATACTCATGCAAGTATCCTCTCTAAAACCGCAGGTCAGACGGCATGTCGCAATACATGTAAACCCAATTCTGGCAATACACAATTTCTCAATATCTGCCGTTTATTAGATATTTTAAACTGTGATAGATCTACCTTGTTTAATTTTTCTAAATCAGGTATCTGTGCAGTGCGCAGCTTAGATGTTTCAAACTCTGTGTCTGGTATGTCGAAATTAGCCCAGAAGTAATGTCTGTGAAGTGTGCTAGTAGGCTTAATCAAAGGCTCATAGTAAGGCTTTACATTCTCGACCACATATTTGCCCTCAAAGTGCGTGCTGAGCAGGATAATTTCTTGATATAGGCTCATATCAGGATATTTCGGCTCTGTGCCTCGATACTTAACCTGAATATTAAATCGTAAGCTGCTATGGCTTTGGCAAGGCGGGCTAGTCCAGATAAAATCGAATTCTTTGTAATGTTTTAATAAGTAATCATGAGCATCATCCACGATTAGATTATCGTTTGGATACATTTTGCGATAAATATTGGCTATTGGATAATCATATTCAACGGCAGTTATCTCATGCTCATCGCCCCATAATCTACGATTACCGCCAATCCCAGCGTATAGGTTTAAAATCTTCATTGTTTACACGCACCGCATTTGTTGTATTCCATTTTCCATCCACCACATAATTCACATCGTTCCACTTGCTTGTCCATAATATCTTCATCCAATCTTGCCCCTTTTCGGTAGCATTTCTGGCATTCGGCAATAACTATGCCTACTGGCACATCCCATCCATATTCAATTTCAAATATAGTTGGCTTCTTGCAAGCATTACATTTCATTACTGCAGCTTCAATCAAGGCTTTGCTCCCCAACCTCGACCTTTAAAGATTGCAGGTGTTGCAGTAAACACCCTACGCATCTTCGCTCCACAAGTTGTGCAAGCAGGAGGCTCATGGTCGAATGCTAGGTCAAACTCCACGATAACCTCCTCGCCTGGACACTCATAATCGTATTTAGGCATGATGTCCGTAATCGATGCGATTGATAACCCCACATCCAACGCATTTTAATAATCCTTCATCATGAACCATGCGTGGATCGTTACACAATTCGCAGCATTCACTAAGAGGTACGATGTCTGGCACTACGCCATTTTCTTCAAATTTTAAGCGTAGTCCGTCTTTGTATGTTATCTCTAGTTCACCCATTTATTTATCCTTATCTGGATCTGGGAAATACCATTTGCCATTGGCAGTTATCTTTGCCCACTTTGGTTCACATTGATCGGCTTTGTTGCGTTCTACGCAAACATAACCCATAAATGGTCTGCCGGTCTTTGATGTGCCTTCCTTCTTTAACATCTGACCATGCTTGCAATCAAATGTTTCGCCTAACTTTTCGGCATTTAACTCTTTAGCCACATCATCAACTGACCAAGCAACGGGTGCTGGATCTTCTAACTTAGGTGCTTCCCAGGGCTCATTCTTAATGCTTGTGCGAAGTGCCATTTCCATAGCTGCAGACTTTGATCCTGGCTTGCCATACATCGGCTTTACTGGCTCTTGATCTGCTCGCACAACTTTGTTCATTTCTTCTTTGGAAGGTCGTTTTCCTTTTGTGGCATAACCTGCGTTTGCAAGAGCACGACCAATTGCAGAAGTTTCGCAATTCTCAAGTGCAGAAGTTTGATTAACACCCCTCTGTGCCACTGTCTCTTCAGCGATACCAGTTGTCCAAGCCTTCGCATCAGCCTCAGTTCTATAAATCCGAGCCATAACAATAAAGCGATCTTTCGATGCTTCCAATAACTCCGTTTCAACACGACCATCTGGATACTCCTCCCAGTATTTAGCCAATCGAACTTCAACTGGCTCGTAATCATCTAAATTAAAACCCATAATTTAACTCCTGTTTTCCTTGTCGGTATTCGATTTGCGCACGAAGATCCCAAGTGCTCCCATCATGCCAAGCCTCCACATAGTGTCGGCATCTGTCGCAGTAGGCACGCTTTGTGCCGTCTGTGCTGGTCGAGATCCAGGTAGCAGGATTTTGACCTTTGATTGTATGCGCTCCATATTGCGCTTTGCAGTAATCACACCAAATGCTTCGATTAGAATTTTTCGTAATCATCGCTCAGCTGCGCTTCGAGCACATCTTCGTAGAAGCCAAAGTATGCAACCGCATCTGCAACACTGTCGTGATGTGATGGTGTTTCAACCAACCGAGCGATCTTGAGCCCGACCATACATAAAACAACCTGGTGTGCAGTAATTGGCATGTCGAGAATTCCTGACCAAATGTCTGCAATTCGCTTGTGGTTGGTGTAAGGAGATCCATAAATGCGACCTCTGTCTTGTGTGAGTAAAGTGGCTTCTGCAAAGAGTTGATCACGATTAGCGGACATTCTTCTGCACCACTCTCATGCCTTGTTCATACCCGGCACGCCATGCTTCATCTGTTTTCTTATTAATGCGATCTTCTCGCCAAGCAAAAAAACTGTAAACAACCACAAATGTAATCATGGCTATTGCAGCTACTTGTATATCTGTTATGTTTTCCATTTTTGCTCCCTTCAGGCTTTTGCCTGTTGGGATTAGTATGTGCTAAATGAGCGACAATCTCGACAACATGCCGGGAGTTTTAGATAACAATACTGTTATCAATAACATCGATTTGTTCATCGATTGTGCGTGGCTTGTAATCGGTTTCTCTAGACATAGGATTTACCCAAAGCGTTAAATGATCCATCCTTGTTAATGGCAATCATGTGTGGCGTCATATTCTTACCATCCCAATCAAGGATGACAATGCCCATAGCCCAGTTTGCGATGCCCTTTGTGTATGAGGCTTTTTTCTTATCCATGAGATTGCCAGCCTCTATGCCCCAAATCGTCCTGTAATTGCCCCCTACGCCCTCTGTGAAGGCACTTAGCCCTAACTTATGGGTATGACCACAAACAACGCTCTTTCCTGCCTTTTTGGCAAGATTTAGGGCAGTTATGCCGGGATTAGGGTTAGCGTTGCCTTCATCGCCATGTGCCAAGATCCAACCCTTTTCAAATTCGTAGAATGTCTTATGGAATTGAATGCCCATTGTGGCAAAATCCATGAACTTGTCGTATTGCAGCTCTGGCAGGCTGATTAAGCCAGGAACTTTTAAAAGAGTGTTGTATAGGCGATCAGTATGATTAGAACGGACAATATGAGCCTCTCGACTATGCTCGGTGAGATCCCAAAGAATTTGCTGAGTTTGCTCACGATCCCGGTGCAAAGTTTGCTCATAAGCCAAAGGTGTTTTTTCAGCCCAACGAGAAATTGTTTGAAAATCGATTTCATCGCCAACACAAAGAACACTGTCGAACTTCTCCCGTCTGGCTAACTTAATTACATTTTTTACTGCTACTTCATGGTGATAGGGGATTTGTAAATCCGAGATAACCAAGTATCGCTTAATGTATTAGTCCTCATCCTCATCGTCGTCATGAAATGGAGTAATGTCAGTATCGGCAGTTTGTGGAATTAACCAGTCCGGCATACTGTTTTTGTTGTCCATTAATCCAAGTGCAATCTCAACGCTGAAACCAGCACGCCTCAATGATTGATACCACTCATGCAAGGCGATGGCGTGCATATCCATAGCAGTAGTTTCCTTACGGGCTACTGAACGGCGTCTGCGTGCAGGTTTCTTTTTGGCTGCCATGTTATAAATTATCGCTCTAATAAAATGTTATAGATCTCATCGACACGCTCGTGTAGGCGTTTAATTTCTGCCATCAAATGAGTAATTACATAAGCAGATAATGAGCCGATAACTCCTATTGTTGCAAAGTAAAGCGTGAAAAATTCCGATTGGTTCATAGTTTTTCAGTAATGCCGTATTCGGCTTCTTTTGGATCTAGTGCCTTGATTAATGGGGCAATTACTGCACCTAATAGCACTGCGTATTCAGGCTTTACATCGCCCACAATGGCGAGCGCAACTGTAATTCCAGAAGCTGCAACTGCCCGTAGGTATGACTTGATTGCTGCTTTGTGTTTCTTGTTTAGTTTCATACTTTACCTCCGAGAAGTGGAATATCGAAAAACGATTGATCCTGATCTCCCGCAGGGCTAAAAGAAATGTGGATGTGGTGCTTGTGTGGATTAAAACCTTTGTAAGCCCGGTATTTCCAGTTTCCTTTAGCAGAACAAATTTTACCATCAAAGATTATGTAAGAGATGCGTTTGCGCTTATCTGCTTTGGCATAAACTCTCAACTGCTCAACTAGGTGAACGGCTATTCCCTTAATTTTATTTAGATCTTTGTCCACATCGATAGCACGAACCACACCCGTATCATGAGCCGGATTATGGTCTGACTTAGCAGCTGAATGCCGAGCATCGCCAATCCAACCATCAGAAGCACGATCCCGATCTGGAAAACAATCATCAATCTGCTCTCTTAATTGAACGGCAGATTTACTTAGCCAGGGTTTCATTTAGGCTAAAAGAAGTTTTGCTTCTTCTGCGGTAATGCCAAGTTTAGATAATAATGCGGCTTTATCAGCTGCTTTGGCTTCTGCTTGCTCAAATAACCATGCATCAACTTGTGCAAAACCATCAGTAAATTGTTTCTTTGTAATTGGTGCTGGATTTCCATGCCAATCAATATCTTCATATTTTTCGCCAATTAATGACCACTCAACTGTTGGGCATAGCATTGTTAAAACTTGACCTACATTAGCCATTACGCACCTATTTCTATCAATGTGATTGATGATGTTGCTTTGTCTGAACTGTCTGCACCAAATAATTGAACATAAGCAGTATTACCGCTTGAACCAGTTTTGAACTGTGTTTTGTAAGTTGTGGATGATGTTGTCGCTGGACTGTCTAGATAAGTGATGCCGGCAGTTCCAATATCATTCCAACCTGTGCCATTATCAAATGCAGCTGATCCAACAAACTGAGTAATATCAGTTCCGGCTCTTACCAATTTAAGATCCACTGATGTATCTCCAACTTTTGCAACACCATTTTGCATAAGAATGACTAGAACTTTGCTAGTAGATGCTGATGGAGTAATGCTGGCAGTTAAACCTGTATCTGTGTAAGTTGTCGAAGTGGTTGATGCCTGTGTTGAGTAAGTTGCATTCACAACTTGCAAAACTTTGCCACCTGATGCTGGTGATGCCCATGCTGGCACTCCGCCTGAAACTGTTAAAACCTGTCCAGTTGTGCCAATTGCTAATCTTGTGTTTGTGTTAGCAGTTGATGAACGATATTCAATATCGCCTAAAGTAGTTGATGGGTTAAGGGCTTTGGTTGTGGTATCGATAGAAGATCCCAAAGTCCGAATGGCAAGTGCGCCATCTTTGACCAGATCGGTATCGTCTGGTGTCTCCCAATTGTAATTGGTGGTATTTGCCATGTTAAGAAATTACTCCTATCGCTGATTGCCAGGTAATTATACTGGATATTGTGTTCCAAGCCTCTGATGCTGATACATCTTCCCACTGTTGAACTATCGCTGAAAACTCGATTGGGCTCAGGTTGAGTGTGAGAAATAATTGATTGTAGGAGGTGCTCCAAGACCATCCTTCGACATACCCTTCAAAGAAGCCTTGTGGGGCGATTTGGGTAGGTAAATCTGTAATTGTGATTGGTTGCCCCATAAATACTTGTAATAGGGCATCTCGATCAACGTCATCCATTTCTGGGTTAGTTATTGGGAATGTAATGCTCTCAAAATTGGCGTATGGAAATGCTCTTAAATCAAGATAGCGATTGACGATATTTTCAGCATCAGCCTGAGTTTTGATTGTGGAATTGATGACCTCTGATTTATAGCCATAAGTATTAACACTGTCTAAATTGACGGCTGTTTCACTATCATTAAAATTGTTGCCATAATTAAGGGTTATGTCGTTGCGAATATCGCCTGACCTGGTGGTTGTTTGAATACCTGCACCAATAGCAGTATTTGCTGAAATCTCAGTTGCGCCATTGGCAGCTAGATAATTTTCTCTGTGGTTAGCGTCTGCATAACCGATATTGCCTGAACTATCTTCATACAAATAACCAAATCCTGAATTGGCTATAAGTGAGGCTATATTGTAAATAGTGTCTGCATTTGATCCACGATTAACCATTTCATACTGACCAGGTTGATCGATGTCTCCAATACCTAAATTCTCGGCAGTTGCCCATGTAGCTGCTGGATCATAATTTGACCAAGTTTGAGATGCTGATACACCATTCCAATCGCCCAGTAAAAATTCAGTCAAAAGTGCGTAAATCTGGTCGCCATCAAAATCTGATGTTAAAACGCCGTCAGTGATAGTTTTAGCCAATTTGGCTAGTGAACCAAGTGCAATTAAATTATAGGTAAATACTGTGCCAACTGATCCAGTTGATCCAACTGATGTAGTTATGTCGGTGATGTTGCCACCAAAGATCGATCTATATGTATTGGTGCTGTCTTTAATTTGTAAAGTAATGCCGTCATTTATAGCAAATGAATAAGTCTCATTTTCTAAAGCAACTAAAGCGATTTCAATATATGATGGGTTGGGCTGTAAATAAATATCATCTCGACCAGCCTGATGGCTTATGTCTGAAATTGCTACATCAGTGTAATCAACACCATTGATTGTGAGTTTCCATTGAGGATTAAACTCGCTCATTAATTACCTCGAACGCTTGAACCTGATAAGGCTGGAATTGATCTGGCTGATGATTGGGTCAATACCTTAGCCACTGCTCTAGCTGCACCTTCGCTATCTACTGCCTTGACTGTAATGTTATTAACTGTTGTCCGGCTTTCTCTGGTGTTAGCAGATGTGGCTACTGATGGGATACTTGCACCCAACATTCCCAAAGTGCCAGCGTTTGCTGATGGGCTAGGGATATATCCAATATCTGCACCTGGCTTAACGATATTAACTGCTCTGATTGCTTGATTAGCAAATTCGACTAATAATGCCGCTGCTTCTCTAACAAATGTGATAAACCCTTGCACAATTCCGATAACACCTGAAACGACTTTGCCAAAAGTAGCAAAACCTTGCTGACTTTGTTCCAGACTTGCATTTAATCCTTCATCACCAGTTAATCCTGCAATAAATGCGTTCAATGCTGGAATGCCAGTTGTATTTAAGAAACCAATAAAACGCTCAACTTGAGGTAATAGGGCAGTTCCTAAACTCTCTTTAGCCTCATCAAAACCAACTTTTAATCGATCGATCTTGCCTTGAAATGTTTCAGCGTTAGCTGCTGCTGCGCCACCATAAAGATCAGATAATTTCTGTTGCACCTCTGTAAATGAGAGAGTGCTTAATTCGGCTTTAGATAAACCTAAACCTAATCTGCCAAGTGCAGTGGTATTTCCATCTTGAGCCTTGCCAAGTGCATTGGCTACTTCTTCCAGGCTCTTGCCTGAACCTTTGCTGATGTCCAAAGCAAGTGATAATAATTTCTGTGCTTCTACTGTGTCCTTTGTCGATACGGCTAATCTCTGAAGTGCCGGACGGAGTTCATCATCAGCAACACCAGTTGCCAAAGATGTTTTTAAGATCATGCTCTCAGTTGCCTCTATTTGGGCATCTGTAGCCCCTGTGGCAGCTTTTAGGGCGTTGGCTAACTTAAGTTGTGCCTGCTCATCTTGAATGGCTGCTTTAACGCCATCTACGGCTAATTTAGTGCCATAAGCAACGGCAGCAGCACCGGCAACTGCAAATGCAGCAGCAGCCTTCTTACCAAATGCCTGGAGATTGTTTGAGTTATCTTCAACCGCTTTATCGGCTTGACCTAACTTCTTCTTAAGATCATCTACATCGGCAAGGATAGATAACTTCAGCGTGCGATTACCAGTTGCCACTATGCCCACTCCTTCAAGATGCGATCAAAACTTTGCTCCCACTTGTTAATCAATTCAGGCTGAATTCTGCGAAGGGTTGGATAAATAAACCATCCTCGACTACCTCTGCCTTGCCGTCCTGAATAAGTAGGGAACTGTTTGAACTTATTAGAACCAAACTCATAACCACCCCATAGGGTTTGCGTTGTAGCACCACCTGAAAACTTTTGGCGTGCGAAGCCGTAACTGAACTCACCAATTTTTGAGGATTTGCTGATCGATACGCCATCCGCAATTCTTTGCGCTGCTTTTGTGCCTTTAGTTCTTGTGCCAGCAGCTTGTTTAATTTCCTCTGATGCAAAATACGCCAAAGCAGCAGATTGCGTTCTGGCTTCTTCAGTAGCCTGCTCATCCATAAGTTTGAACGCTTTGAGGACATCCCTGAGATCGGACTTGTTATAGGCGATTGTTTCATTTGCCATTCCGTCTCTCCAATATCTCTACTGCGGTCATTATGTCGTCTGCATCAACCCATTCACTCATTGGTATTTGTGTGGCGATTGCCAACTCAACCAATAACCTGCTTAGGCTTCCTTCTCTATGGCTTTTGGGCTATCACCACCAGCTGCGACTTTACATTCTTCAACTATGTCGATCCAAGCCTCAAAAGGTCTAACTGGCTTATCGGATGTGCGTTTTAATGCACTGTGAGATAAAAACAACATATCCCACATTCCTACATAACCTTCATCTCCCCATTTGGTTATGGACTTGCCTGTTTCCTTTTCCCATCTTGCGAACTCAGGAGGTTGGGCAACTACTGTCGCTTCTTCTCCTGAGTTATATTTAATTGTTAGTGCTAGTTTCATTTGTTTGCTCCCGTTTTATTTCTTAACTAAATGTTTCAGTAACTTCGCCACGAGCAACTGGGAATGTAAAAGATACTGTCTGAGCATCTACTCCTGAGCCACCTGCGGTTGGATACACTGGCAACACTGGAAACACGAATTGTGCTCCTGATGCAGCTGTAAGTGTAATGCTGATTTCTGTGTTTGGTGCGCTATCGCATGCTGCCCAGATTGCTTCGCAAACTGAGTTAGCCTTGCCCCAATCTGCAAGCATGTCTAACTGGAATGATCCAGATACATTTACAACTTTGTAGGCTTCGCCATCCAAAGTTTGGTAAGTCTGACGATCAACTTCTTTAGTCAGAACTGCGTTTGTCGCTTGTGCTTCGATGTCTGTTCCACCTGTGAAAGACAACGAAATATCACGACCGGTTATTACTGTGGTTGCCATGATGCTCCTTATGCGGTTTGTGTGTAATAGGTAGAAACTCGAACATCTGCGATTAGCAGTGTGCTTGCTCCAACTTGCGTAACTGTTGGTCGTTCAACTGAACTTACAACATATCCTGACGGGATAACTGCCAGAACACTTAAAATGAGTTGCTCGATATTGTCCAGGCTTGCTGGATTTGAGTTATAGGCAACTGCTACTGAGATTGTGAAATTAATCTTTGTGTGAATTGTTGTTTTGTTGATTGTCTCAAGTTCCAGGTATGGGCTATCTGGCACAACAACTACTGCTGGCGGGATAACGCTCTCTGGAACAAATGAATAAACATTTCCAGCAACTGATCCAAGTGCAGTGGCTAGTGGTTGTCTAACTTGTGAAAGGATTGTTGAGGCGGTCATTGAACCATGCTCTCAACATCTAGGTAAGAACCTAATAAACCTACGCAACGATTGAATAGGGATCGACCCATTCTAAATGGTGTGGCAGTAAAATCAACGCCTTCAATTTGTCCACCACCTGCCAGGCGTGATTGGAATACTTCTAAAGATACTGCGAATACTGCTGATCTAACTGCCTGGTTGCCAACATAAGTTGCAGCAGCTGAGAGGGTTGCAGTTCCTGATGGAATGATATTTGCGCTCGCAACATCTGCGTTTGTAATGGCGCATGAGAATGTATATTGTCCAAGATTATCTGCCAAGATTGTGCGTGTTCCATTATAAGGTGTTCCACATCCTGCAATTACTACTGATTGACCTTCTGTAAATTCATGAACTCCAACTGTGGTAAATGTTGCCACATTGTCGGTTAATGATGCCTCTTGAATAGGGCTCTTAAATGTAACCAACATTGGAAGAATAACTATTTCGGCAGTGTCGATAATGCCGTTCAAATATGTATCATCATAAAGAGCGGAAGATACGCCAAGCACACCACGCAACTCGGTTGCAGTAATAATTGTAGGCATATCTTCCTCTCTAAACTCCCATTAATGGATGCCTGGCAGCGGGAGCACCACCAGGCACGAGTTACTTATTGACTAAGCAACCATCCACTTGTAAGCACCAGCTGCAACCTTTGTTGCAATTGCGCCGTAGCCGTAGTAAGCAACCTCAACTTGACCAGTTCCAATTACATTGGTGCGAAGTTGTAGGCGTGGGCTCTCATACCATGTGTATGACTCAGGGTTGATGATGAATGCATCGCCATCGCCAGTTCCGGATAGTGAACGGGAAACATATAGATCTAAGCCAGCAACATTTCCACGAAGTGAGTTTGGTGAAACAACTCCACCTGCGTTTTGTGGATTTGATGCGTTGTAGATTGGGCGACCTGAGTCATTTAGACCCATGATGCCTGCCCAGAATTCAGGAGATACAACTAGGTTGCGAGCAAATCCTAGTGAACCTGAGTAGATAGAAGCTGCGCCATCTGCAACGAAATCAAGAATTCCTGCTGCATCTAGTGTGCGGTTTCCACCATCTGTTGCGCCAGTTACGATTGCTGCTGCAACTGCTGCATCTGTAGCCTTTGCATAAGCAAATTCCATTTGGCGAACTAATTCATCAAAGAATGCTGGAGAAGAACGATCCAACAACTCTACTGAGAATGTTTGTTGTCCTGCATACTTCTTAACTGAAACTGAAAGGAAAGAGTTAGTCATTCCTGTCTCAGATGGTGTGCCTTCTTCTGCAGTCTCTGCAACTGTTGGCACTGCAGTGATTTTAGGAATTTCAAAAGTCATTCCTGCTGCTGGAAGTGTTCCACGAGAAATTGCATCAATTGTTCCACGATCAGCATTTGATAGTGGGTTGATGATCTCTGTTGATTGTGGAGTTGGGATAAGTCCTGCGTTTGTTGAAGTTGTATCATCTGCGAACGCTACGAATTGACGGCTCTCATCTGATCCAAGTGCAGCACGAATTGAGTGCTCCAAGTATGTTGCTTTGCTATTGATTGGTGAGCGTGGCTTTGTAAATGCAACTGGTTGATTTGCAACTACTGCCACTGGCTCAGCCTTTGCCGCTTCTACCGCTTCGGTGGCGATAGGGGCTTCTGATTTAACATCAGACACTGTGTCCTCCTGTGGTTGTTCATCCGTAGCGGTTGCTTCGGAATTCTCTGTTGTTTGTGTTTCGCTAGCTGCTACCTCAGCGACACGGGCACTCGCAATAGCGGGCTCGGACACTAGGCTGACCTCTTGTAAAGTAGATGCGCTAATAACCATCGCTCCGCCTTTGCTATCCCAAGCATCAACCAAGATGCCTACTGAGAAACCATCACGAAGTCCTGTGGCTGCTTCTTCTAAAGCATCATCAGCTGCAAATGTCTTTGCTAACTTAAAAGTTGCGTTAATGCCCTCATCATCGGCAGTAATGTCTTGCAATTTACCGATTGGGCGTGTGCGGTCATGCTCCAGTAATAACTTAACTGGCTTTGAGAAATCGATGCTATCTTTTGCAAAGATTGTCTTTCCGGCACTTGTATTTCCAGCCTCATTCCAGGCTACGATTTTGCCTGAGATAGTGCGCTTGTTGCTATCTGCAGCAGTTAGGGTAATTGGGAAATTAATCTTCATCGGATTAAGTCCTCCTCCTCTTGTATTTGCTCGACACTCATCGCACCGATGCGGTTTAGGATTTCATAAACTTGCGCACGCTCTAAAGCAGAACCACGCAAGAAATCGTCAATATCAAATTTAACCTCAACGCCATTTGGCACAAAGTCAGCCATTGATAATCTTTGCTCAATTGGAGTAATTACATTTCTCAAAGAGAAGTCAATAAGAGCCTTGCGCTCCATTACTGTTGTTGAGTAAGTCATGCTGGTGGTTTCAGCAGATACAAATGATGCTGGGATACCAGTTGCTCTTGCAATTTCAGTTGCTAGATATTGGCGAGCCTCATTTAATTGTAATTTAGTTGGATCAAAACCTAAAGTTTCCAAAGCCACATCAGCATTTAGAAATGCGGTTGCTCTTGTATTTCTAGCGATCTTAAAACTATCAAGCAGTTTAGTAATACGCTCTGAAGTTAAATTTGTGCCAGTTGATTTAAGCACCATTGTAGGCACTGGCTCTTTAGCATAAAGTTCGGCTGCCTTTTCTAATTCTTGAGCAGCTCTAATTGTGCGACCGGCACGATTTAACACGCCTTCATCTAATCCGCTAAATACGATAATTGAACCAACACCGCTTGAAGGAATATATTGACCATCGATTAAGTAGGCGGTAATTTCTGTTTGATTTGCGTTTAGATTGTAAGTAACTCGATCTGGTGCAACTCTTGTCCAGGCACGAACACGACCACCATCGGTTGCTGAATATGCATCTAAAACTTGACCATAAGCAACGCCATGAAATAGTAAATCTTCAGCGATCCAAGCATAAATTGCTGAACCAGCAACTCTAGGATCTGGTTGCATAATAACTCTTTGTGGGCGTAAATGCTCTTTAGTAAAATGATTATAAGTTTCGATTGGTAATGAACCTACTGTTGCGCAAATGATATTGCGGGCTCTTGCAAGAGACGGAACGGACATCGCTTGATCTCTCGTTGCAGTTTGTGAAGTAAAGAATAAACCGCTAACTGATGCTTGAAGATTGTAAGGTGTATTTGCAGCAGCTACATCTAAAGTTGTTGCTGGAGCATTAGTATTTATAAAACGATCGAATAGTCCCATTGGCGTATATTATACCTTATTGTCCGTTTTATCCGATTTGTATATCAACCTCAGTTTCTGGTTGTGTCGCAAAGTAGGAAACCAGTGCGCTCGCTACCGAGGCACATACTGCAACCCTTGATGCCCTACGTCCGATAATCCAAGCACCATCGCCATAAGGCAATTTCGCAGCTGATAGAACCTGCTGAGTTAATTCTTCTTGATCGCCATGTTGTAATCGATGGCTATTAATAGCACCAAGCCAACGATCGCACGCCTCGCTATAAATTGCCCCATCCATATCGACCACTGGAATTCCGGCTTGAGATAAACGGGTAGCAACGGCTGCTGCAGTTCGCTTTGAGTAAGCAATCTTTTCTACTGAATATTTTCTGAAGTAAGGCGCAACATCGTTGGCGATAGCCAAATCATTTAGCGAATAATCATTTGACCAGGTATGTAATAACTGAATATAAAATCTCTCACCTGGTAATCGTATTGCTCCAACCAAAGCACCAAATTTGCGGTCAGGCGATAGATCCAAGCCAAGCCACATAGTTTGGTCAGTTGGCAGTGGTATAGGTTCAATTGCACATGCTTGCCATTTCTGAGCATCTACAACTGAGTTAATGGTATCAACCCATTGACACAATACTTCAGTTCGCACAATATCAGGTGGATCGTTTATCACTGCCTTCAAGTTATCGGGATGGATAGTTATCCCTAAAGATGGGTTGGCTTGAGCGAACGCCTCCCAGTTCGGCTCACCTGACGGAAGAGTGATAGGAGTGTTTGGTTCGGCACTCCATTCAAACCAACCAATATCATCATTTGCACCGCCGGCTGCAGCTAGTGCTCTGGATCTTAAAGCGTTTAGCACAACTGAGTGCTGATCTCCGGCATTTGAGTAAATCCATGTTTGTGGGTTTTTAGCAGCCATCATTGTGTATCGCATAGATGACCAAGCATCTTGATCTTTGTATTCTCGCAACTCATCCATGTGGATGGTTTCAGGTTTGGAAATACCACGAGATGCGTTATTGCTTGCCTTAATAACAATTCTTCGATTGCCTTTAAGTTCTAATTCTTCAGCACCATGTTGCCATCGGATCTTCTTTACTTCAGATGCCAGTTTGTCGTTCTCTTCGATTAAGCCAATGATCTGCCTAAAGGTTTCAAGTGAGGTTGTAAGTCTGTGAGCAGATGCAAGTTGTAATCCTTCGCCCCACACATACGCTCCAGTTAGCATCCTCAGCATCATAAATGTGGACTTGCCATTCTGTCGAGCAATTACTAAACCATTCTCCGAGTGATGCCAGCGACCATCAGGTTTGACCTTGTGCCCATGAATAGCCACGAACTTTTGCCACTCCATCAAAGGAATGCCGATCTCAGCTGCAAAGTCGATCATTTCTTGCCCTTTAGACGGCAAATCGTTGAGTTTTGAGTGAATTCGGGGAGTTGGCACACCTCCTAATTTCGATTGTGCCAGATCAAGCCCGATCGCTTCAGAATTGGTTTTGATGAGGCTAAAGAGAGTTTAGGAACTGCCCTATTACCTCAAGTTGAG